GACAAAGACAGAACTCTAATAAAGAGCTAGGAGATGGATGTGGCAGATTGATGTGGCTAGCTTGGGGAGGTGATGCTGGAGTAGAATGGGCAGGTAGAAAACTAAAACAAATAGACAATGGCAGGTAGACCGAGAACACTAGAATCCCCTGAGCAAATGATGGAGCTTTGGGCTATATATAAAAAGAAAGTTAAAGACAATCCTAGACATTCTTACAGCTTATCTAATAAGACAGGAGAGATAGTAGCTATACCTTTAGAAGTACCTTTGACATTAGATGGATTTGAGGTATGGGCATTTAAAGAGTATGGTGATATCCATAACTATTTTGATAACTCAGGAGATAGATATTCAGAATATAAGGTTGTCTGTACGCATATAAGGAGAGAGATTCGCCAGGACCAAATTAATGGTGGCATGGTTGGTCAATACAATCCATCCATCACTCAGAGACTAAACAACCTAACTGAGAAATCAGACATCACTACCAATGGTAAGGATATATCTGAGATTAAGGTGAATATCATCACTAGTGCAAAGGATTGAAATGATGTGTCAAGCTGTGGAGGCTTACATCTATTCTAAGAAAGGAGTACCTGTAAAGATAAACAGGTTAGCCATTATCAGTAATGCTAGGCAGATGGAGATGCTAGCCTATGCTTATGCTTATGCCAATGGAGATAGATAGTACAGTTATATTTCAAAAGAACTATGCAGCTCTCACTGATCCTGCACTAAGATTCATTATCAATGAGGGTGGGAGTAGAAGCTCTAAGACCTACAGCCTTTGTCAGATGCTAATAGTCTACTGCTATCAGAATAAGAATAAGGTAGTGTCAATCATTAGAAAGACATTCCCTGCACTGAGAGCTACAGTCATGAGGGACTTTCTAGAGATCATGAAGAGCATGGACATCTATGAGGTAAGCAATCATAACAAGTCAGAGCATATCTACTCATTCCCTAATGGATCTATAGTGGAGTTCTTTAGTGTAGATGATGAGCAGAAGATAAGAGGTAGGAAGAGAGATGTTGCATGGTGCAATGAGGCTAATGAGTTATTCTATGATGACTTTACTCAGCTAAACATGAGAACAGAAGACAAGCTAATCTTTGATTATAATCCATCTGAGTCATCCTCCTGGCTCTATGACCTACCAACTGAGGAGAGCATACTCATTAAGTCTACCTATAAAGATAATCCATTCCTACCTGATAGCATCAAGAAGCAGATAGAGGACTTGAAGAGAACTGATGAGGCAATGTATCAGATATATGCTCTAGGGGAGAAAGCTATCTCTAAGAGTAACATCTATTCTAATTGGACCTTTATTGCTCATAGACCAACTAAGTTTGTTAAGTATGTCTATGGCTTAGACTTTGGATACAATCACCCTACTGCTCTAGTCAGAGTCTACTACTGTGACAATGATATCTTCATTGAGAAGATTATCTATGAGAGCTACCTCACCACTACTCAGCTGATAGAGAAGATGGATAGCTTGAATGTAGATAAGAATATAGAGATCATGGCAGATTACTCAAGACCTGAGATAATAGCAGAGATGAATACTGCAGGTTATGATGTGCATAATGCGAATAAGGTAGTAAAGAAAGGCATAGATAATATTAAGACCTTTGGAGTATTTTGTCAGGAGGATAAGCAGATAATGAAAGAGTATGAGAATTATAAATGGAAGAAAATTGCTGATCAGATTATGGATGAGCCTGTCAAATTATATGATGATGCTATGGATGCTATCCGATATGCTACCACTTACATAAGGCAGGAGTATTACACTGATGACTCTTATTATTCGTTCTAAACAAAAAGCAACTTAAAGATAATATAGTTATGAGTGATACATTAAAAGAAATAGCAGATAATCTAGGAGTGACTACCATCAATGGTAACTATCTTAGTGGCATAGCTGACTACTATGGAGTAGACTTAGCTACCTCTACTGATTTAATGAAAGATTTATTAACTGCAGTAGGAGGTGATCCATCTACATCTACTGACTATCTACAGGACATAGTGATAGAGTTAGGTCAGGATACTACAGTCAATGCAAATTGGATGGAGGCATGGCTACTAGCTACTACAGGTCCTGTCTTTAGTGATGACAGAATCACTGAGATAGGAGATAGCAGATTCACTGAGGATAGTTTGTATGAAAGAGTAACACAATAAATAAATATATATAATGGCAAATAAAAAAATTAGTCAATTAACAGCAAAGGGTACAGCATTAGCTGCTACTGACTTAGTAGAGATTAGTGAGAGTGATGGTGCAGGTGGATATGTGACAAAGTCAGTGACAGGTGCTAATATTACAGGAGGGCAGATAATAGTCGCAGTATCTAATACACTAGGCACAACTATTACAGGTGCTACTATTGCTATGTCAGATTCAGTATTAATACCTGCTGGTACTTTTAGTAGTAACTGTCAGATAGATTTATCATGGATTCCCTCAAGACTTACAGGTGCATCAGGGACTATGCAGGGATTAATATATATCAATAGTACTGCCTCACTTACAGGAGCTACCCTAATGGGCACAAGTGCTAACATGACAACAGCATCATTAGTGACTAATAACAGATGTACAAGGTGGATAGCTGTGAGAAGTAATGTAGCTACTTTAGTTAGTACATCAGGACTAGCAAGTTCTGACTTTTCTCCTCTTACTCCTACAGAAAACTTACCATTTGATAACACATCAAATATATATATTATCTTTGCGATTAATAATGTATCAGGAGTGACTACAGGTAGAAATGTAGGATATAGATTAGCAGGATATAACTTATAATAATAAAGCAATGAGCAATATAAAAACAAGCAAGGGTAAAATAACCTTTAATAAGACAGAGTATGTATTACAGAACTTTACTAATGATTCAGGTGAGTCAGTTAGCTATGCTCTAGTATCAGATAGTCAAGTGCATATCGGTACTGATAAGGGTATTATATTATTTGACCTATCCTGTACTATTAATAAAGAGACATTTACAGATATTAATTTATTTACTGCAGCACTTTACTAACACCTAGATAAGATGGCTACTACTATAATAGCACAGCCTCAGGTACTGATGCCTGCTTATAATCCTATTAAGTATATCATAGATAATACTGATAAGAATGAGCCTGGCTTCAGATACATCTTCACCATCTATCCTGCTGCAGGATCTCACATCCCTGCAAATGTAGTGGCTCAATATAGAGTGCTACCTGTATTCAGTACAGGCTATGGTGAGCAGGATATAAGTAGGCTGATGCAATCATTAGTGACATGGAACTTTACAACAGGTCAAGTCAATGAGTCATGGTATCAATATGATATAGACTTAGGCTATGAGTTTATAGATAACATAGACTATACCTCAGCTCTTACAATAGATGGATTAAATACTAACATCACTTACACAGCTCATGGCTTTCAAGTAGGAGACCAGGTAGTGATTGTGCAAGCAGATCTAGGAGTAGCTAATCCTGCACTTGAGGGATTGCATACTGTCATCTCAGTTACTGATGCTAATAACTTTACTGTCAATGTACTTTGGACTACTATTGGTGATGACGATATCAATGGTAATGTAAGCTATGCTGATCAGAGAAAGACTCAGGTATTAGATGATGAGCTTATAGTAGATCAGGAGGTATTTAATGGAGCTTATAGCTTAGGCATCTATGCTCAGGGTGCATTCCCATCTGCAGAATATTTAGGCACACTAGATCCTAGCTATGCACTTACATCTCTCACGAATCCTAATGACTCATTTGCTGTAGCAGCATCTATCACTGATAATATCTTCTATCTGATGTGTAGGGTATATAGTGGAGTGGAGTACATATTGCAGTATTATGATAGTCAAGGCAATGCGATAGGACAGGACAGCCCTTATAATCCTACAGATGGTTTATATAATTTCCCTGTAGATACAGCTACTCATTCTATTACTGAAGATTTCTATATAACAATTAAAGCTGATGATGTAGCAGGTACTGAGTTTAAGTACTACTTTAAATATGACAATAGATGTGTTATCAATGAAGATTATCTATACTACCTAGATAGAATGGGATCATTCCAATCCTTTGCATTCCAACTCAAAACCTATGAGAAAGGGCAGATAAGTAGAGAGATGTATAATCAGCATGTAGATGGTCAGGTAGTGAGTAATGAATGGGAGTATAGCTCTGATGCTATGGGTAGCAGAACTTATAATATCAATGTATCTAATACCTTAGACTTGAATACTAATTGGATGGACCAATACAATGCTAATAGATTCCAGGAGTTATTGACATCCCCTCAAGTATTCTACTACAATGGCACTGACTATAGAGCTTGCACTATAGACTCTACATCCTTTGAGAACTTTAGACAGCGAAATAAGAATCTAATTAAGCAATCAGTAACTATTAAGCTAGCTCTTAATACTCCTATCAATGGTTAGGATACAACTTAGCACAGGTTATCTAGATGTTAAAGAGGGTACATCATTCCCTTTGAACTTTAGTGTAGGAGATATTAGAGATATATCTAAGAGAACAGGTAACTTTAGTAAGACCATTACTCTAGTAGGCAATAACAATAACAATACTCTGCTCAATCATTACTATGATGTAAACATACAAGCTGGCACTTTTAATATTAATACGCTCACTAGCTGTGATGTTATTCAGGATGGTATACCTGTAATGACAAACGCAACTCTTCAGCTCATTAACATTAAAAAGTCACAGCTCACATCAGCCTATGAGCAGATGGTGGAGTATGAGGTATTGATTAAGGAGGATAGAGGTACATTCTTTACTGACATCTCTAATAAGTATTTGAGTGACTTAGATTTCTCAGACTTAGATCATGTAGTAGATGCTACTGTAGTGATTGATAGCTTTGATAATACAGTGACAGATGGCTATAAGTATGTGATGCCATTTAACATAGATAATCAGTATCAGTTTAATTGGTTTAAACCTGCTATCTATGCTCAGACTTACTTTGATAGAATCTTTGCTAGCTCAGGCTATAGTTATACTTGGGCAGGATTAGAAGATGCGAACTTTGATAAGCTACTGATACCATACAATGGTGATCAGAATGTAGTGGATTGGAATGATGCTAAGGTAGTAGCAGATGGAGTATTTAGTTTTACTAAAACATATACAAGCACAACACAAACAGACTTTAATACTCCTATCAATACAGGATGGACTGAAGTATCAGATCCTTCAGGATTATTTGATCCTAGCACAGGAGAGTACACTACTCCTCAATGGATAGGTGATGGCTCAGGTGAATCTTATGTTTATACTGCAACTATAACAGGTACTGTACAGCTAGAAAATACTACTGCAAATAATTTATATTTTTTTAATCCAGGACTATACACTTATTTTCCATTTTTTAGAGTAAAAGTAGGTACTCAATCAAATACTATTTGTTATTCTGCAAATGGATTACAAGTAAATTTTACATCAGGATCACCATTAGCTGCTAATAGTTTTAGTAGCACATATAGTTTTACTGAAGTATTTACATTCAATGGTACTACTGATGGTACAGGTGGAATAGATGTAGGTGATATACAGATAATGATGGCAGGCGTACATATTGTTCCTTCAAATAATAATATTACATGGACTGATGGAACATTTAATCTTGCTAATGTAGCTCCTAGCATTATCCTAGACCTTACATCCATAGACCTCACTATCAGACCATCTGATAACATCCCATTGAACAGTGGTATCACTACCATAAATACCTTTGTACCTGAGAAGATTAAGCAGTCAGATTTTATTAAGAGTGTATTTATGATGTATAATCTATATGCTACTCCTGATATTGAGAATGAGAATAACCTAATACTAATCGCTAGAGATGAGTACTATGATTCAGGTAAGGCAGTAGATTGGACCAACTTACTAATGAAAGACAAGGAGCAGTCTATGATCTTTATCCCTGAGCTTAGCAATAAGAAACTAAGACTAAGCTATAAGGCAGATACTGACTCACCTAATACAGTTTATACTGATGTCACTAGAGAAATCTATGGACAGGTAGAGGTAACCTTCGAGAATGAGTATGTAAAGGAGATAGATGTCAAAGAGCTTATCTTCTCACCTACTCCTGTACAGCCTACAGAGTTTGGTGCATTCCTACCATTACTAAATGGTGCAGCACCTAAGACTAATATAAGAATCTTATTTGATAATGGACAGGTAACTGCTCAGGAGGCTTTCATACTTTCAAGCTATGATAACAATTTAACTACAGGCGGAGTCTATCCCTACCTCTCACACTTTGGAGGAGCTGATCCATTTAATCCTACCTTTGATATAAACTTTGCAGAATGTCAATACTATTATTATCAGGTAGATCAAAATACTAATAACAATTTGTATAATTTATATTGGAGGAGGACAGTAGCACAAATTAATGGAGGTAAGTTATTGACTGCCTACTTTTATCTAAGAGAGACTGACATCCAATACATGGAGCTGAATGATAAGATAAGGATAGACAATTCATGGTGGAGTATTAATAAGATTATAGATTATAATGCTAATGACTTAACACCTACCAAAGTAGAACTAATAAGTTTAGAGACTGAGATAGACCTACCTCCATTTAGCAGTCCAATAGGTGAGCCTGTAGGACCAGGTAATGGTACTCAGATTCAATCTATCATGAATACTTATAGGAGTACTACTAATGTCACTACTAATAACACTGATGCTCTAATCTTTGGCTCAGGTAACATAGTGACTGATGGAGTGAGAGGGATAGTAGTAGGAGATTATCAGGCTTTGACTAGTGATGGCATAGCTACTACTAATCTTACAGTGACTAATACTTTCAATGGTAGAGCAGTTAGTGACATCCTACCTACCTACACTAAGTACATAGCTTTGATTAGTCAGAGCAGTACTGCAGATCCTACAGTCATAGAACTAGAGAATACTATAGGTCCTATAGTATGGACTAGGTCTAGTACAGGTACTTATATAGGTACACTAGCAGGAGCTTTTACTTTAGATAAAACCTATACTATACTTAGTGTTTCCGTTATTAATACTTTTGTAAAAATAAATAGGCTAAGTAATAATACTATTAGGATGTCAAGTAGTAATCTAGCAGGTACATTTACTGACAGTCTATTAATAGATAACACCCTAGAAATCAGAGTATATGAATGAAGTAGTAATACCACTTAAGATACAAGGCATAGCTCAGATTAAAGCTGAGTTAAGAGGATTAAAGTCAGAGATAGCTAATGCTACTGATCCATCTACTGTAGCTGAACTCAGTCAGAAAGCAGGAGAGTTAGCTGATAAGATAAGGGATGCTAATGAGGCAGTCAAAGTTTTTTCTACAGGCTCAAAATTTGAACAGGTAAGCAATGGACTTGGAGGTATTAAAGACTCATTGATGAGCCTGGACTTTGAAGAGGCTGCACAGAAGTCTAAGACATTTGCTAGTGCATTATCAACTATAGGTAAGTCTGATATAAGTAAGGCTTTAATGGGTGCTGCAGGTATGGTAAAGACTTTAGGATTAGCATTTATGAAGATGGGTGCTATGCTATTAGTTAATCCTATCTTTTTGTTAGTAATTATAATTGTAGCTATAGTAACTGCTATAGTTTTATTCTTAAAAAAGATAGGAGTGCTTACTGCTATTATGGAATTTTTAGGAGAAGTCATAGGTGCTGTAGTACAATTTTTTAAAGACTTAGCTGATTTTATAGGCATTACTGATAATGCAGGAGATGATAGAAGAGAAGCCGAAAGTAAAAGATTTGAGGAGGAAATGGCTGAAAAACAAAGACTAAAAGAAATCAATCAGCAAATCTTTGACAATGAACAGGCTAACTTTGATAGAAGGATTGCCATAATGGAATCAGAAGGTAAAAGTAGCTATAAATTACAAGTACAGAAAATTCAACAAAGTAAGGCATTTGCAGAAGTTGAAGATCAGCAGTTAGCAATAGGTATAGAGAATTTAAAGCTGTTAATAGATCAGGCTTGGGAAAGTGAGTTAGTAACTGAGCAATTAACTAAATCATTACAAGAGCAAGAAAAACTAAGAAACGCATCTCAGCAGCTTGCTTTGAATGAAGCTAGTAAATTGACAGTATTAGAAAATACTGAAAATAAAAAAAATACAGATAACTATACAAAAGCATTAGAAAAAAGGAAAGAGGCAAAGATTAAGCATGATAAAGAATTGGAAGACATAAGGAAAAAAGCTGCTGATGTAGTAGCTGCTGCTGATAAAGTTATATTAGCATCTCAAAGAACAGCACAAGAAAATGAAATAGCTGCTATACAGGAAAAATATACAAAAGACCTAGAGGCTATTAATCTACAGATAAAAGAGGGAGGTAAAAAAAATACTATCACTACACTTGAGATAGAAAATGCTAGACAAATACAAATAGCAGCCATTAATAAAAAGTATACTGAGGATGCTATAAAAGCAGAGGATGCAAAGTATGTAGAGCTTCAAAGAGTAATACTAACATCAGCTGGTAAAATTCATGAATATGAAATCCTACAGGCTCAGATAGCTTTTGAAGAAAAAACTGCAAAGCTAAAAGAGGGAGATGCTTTACTTATAGCATTAAAGACTGAGCTAGAGACTAATATATCTAATATCAGAAATAGGGCAGCACAAGAGGAGATTGAAAAAAGCAAAGAGGTTGCTAATAAAAAGATAGAGGATGAGAGAAAAGTTTTAGAGGCTAAGAGAACTATAAGAAATGAAGAGGTACAGATGGCTAAAGGTATAGTAACTTTATTAGCAGGGTTAGGTGAAAAAAATAAGAAAATACAAAAGGCTGCACTCATAGCTAATGGTGCTTTATCTATAGCTGAAATAATAAATAACAGTAATGTAGGAGCTTCTAAAGAGGTAGCTACAAAAGGAGTAACAGGATTAGCTACAGGTGCTATCTTATATATTAAGATGGCTACTAGTATAGCATCAGTAGTAGCTGCTACAGCTAAGGGACTATCTGCATTAGGTGGAGGTAGTATCTCAGGAGATTCAGGTGGCAATAGTGGTGGAGGTGGAGGTGGTGGCACATCCACTACAGCAGTAGCACCATCAGGACCTAGTCTTTTTGGTAATGCTAATACAGGTAGTCAAGTGAATGCAGGAGGTGCTAATGGTAATAACATAACAATAACAGCAGTAGTATCAGAGACTGAGATAACAGCATCACAGAATCATATTAATAACATACAACAAAATTCAGTATTATGATAAGCTATCAATCCATAGTAGATAAGATTGTCACATTCTATGACAATCACCTGCAAGTTAAAAAGGTAGGCTCAGACTTTAAAGAGCAAATGGTGAACTTTGCTACTGCAGATGAGAAGTATCCACTAGTATATGTAGTACCTACAGGAGTTACTCCCTATGAAAATATTAGTATCTTTACATTAGAAATATATTGCTTTGATATTATACAGATGGATAGAGCTAACATAACAACTATATTAAGTGATACTCAGCAGATACTCCAGGACCTTTACCTAGAGTTTACATTCTCAGATGACTATGACTTTGATATAGATGGACAGCCTACATTCATACCATTGAACAATGATCTACTAGACTATGCTGCAGGATGGCAGATGAATCTATCAGTAGTGATTAAGTCATGGACTAATTGTCAAATTCCTGAACAAAATGCTTAATTAATATAATATAGTTATGCCGTATAATATAAAGTATCCAATGCGTAGAAAGATGGCTAACATCTTAAAGGCAGTTATTAGAAAAGAGGGACTAGTAGATACAGGTACTCTAGTAGAATCAGTAAGGATTAATGCAGAGATTACTGATAAGTCAAATCTTAGGATACAAATACTAGCAGCTTATTACTTTGGCTTTCTTAATAATGGTACTATTAGTATAGCACCTTATGACTTAGTCTATAAATTTAATGTAGCTTTATATGATGCAGATATCTACTCTATAATTTTTGCAGAGTATACAGAATACCTACTCAATACTTATCCTATCTTAGATGCTGTTAATATAGTAGAAAGAGGGCAGGATGTATTCTTTGATTTTCAGCCTTTATTTGGTGACTTTACAGGTACACTAGATTACTAGTCTAGATTAGTCTTCATGCCTATTATATTAAAGACTAATACTACAGGCATCTCTAAGATACTATTGAACTTACTTAAGTCATCATTACATAAAGACATTATGGTAGATTCCCATGCAAACTTTTGTCTCTCCTGTTCTTTCTTTTGTTCTTTAATCTCATCAGCATCTTCTAGTACCTCATCATCAGGCACTACATCTGACAAAAGATTACTATAAGTCTTAGTAATATTCTCTTTATACTTTATATACTCAGGGATAAGACCATAAAAATCAGTAATAGGATAATCTAAATACCAATCTAATCTTTCTCTAGGGCTATAATTGTATGGCTCTATGATGTCATCACCATAAACATTCTTAGATGTTCTCCTGTACAGCAAAGCTAAGATGTGGCAAAAGTGATCTATATAGTTATTAGAGAAATAATGCTCTAAGTCTATAAACTCTCCTAGAGTTATTTTAGTAAAAGGCTTAAGTACATAATCATCTATCTTATTTTTATATTTTCTAGATGGCTCTGACTCTACCCATTTAATCTCTTTAATAATTTCTGAAAGCTCATCTATTTGCATCTCATCAAAATAAGATACATCCTCATCAGTTAATATACAAAGTACATCTACATGATAATCAAAGATGCTATCTTCTCTATTCAGCCTCCTGATCTCCAGGAACTGATCCAATGATATTTGATTCCAATTCTTTTGTATCTTGAGATTGTGCATGGTTAGTAATTTTTTCTGTTACAAAGGTAAGGTAAGGGATAGCGATATCTGCTTTAAGTTTACTAAATAATTTAGCTTTGTGCTTAAGATGTGCAGGATCATAATGCTCAGTATTTGATAAGTCAGTTCTTTTAAACATCAGAGCCATAATGTCAGAGACATAATATTTATTATCTTTCTTAACTATTTTTTCAACAATCCTAGAATCTTTTACTGATAGCTTCATCTCAGCCTTATAAGTATACCCCTCTATCTCTATCTCTTCTATAGGATCTTTTTTTGTGTAGCTGTTTTGATTAAACTCTTTAACATTAGCTAAGAATACATCAAAGTCTACATCCATTTCATCTTCTGTAATGCCTAAGTACTCAAAGACTTTACAATGTTTTTCTAGAGTATCATACTCTTCACTATTGTGGATAGCAGATATTTTTTCAAACTGCTCTAGGGTAAGCTCATCCATTTTACATGGGATTTCTTTGCCGAATAATTCTATCATAATTTTAATTTTTGAACAAATATAAAAAAAATATAATATAGTTATGACAAAAGATATACCAATCTATAAAATTACTATAGATCCTGAGTATTCAGATGGTGAAGAGTTAGGGATTGAGCAGATTGCTTTCACCTCTACTCCTGCCATTATTACTAAAGGGATGAGTTTTGATGAGCACAAGAAATTGTTTTTTTCAGATGACCTGAAGTATAGAGTAGTAGCTCCTGCCATGATTCCAATGGAGATATATAGGAATGATGAGGATGATGATGAGTATTATGTACAATTTACAGCTGAGACTATTGAGCAGATTCATTCTAAGTTTATGCAAGACCTATCTAATAGGAATGTCTTTAACCTAGAGCATGATACTGATAAGACAGTTCCTGCTTATGTACTTGAGGCATGGATAGTAGAAGATCCTAAGAAAGATAAAGCCTACTCTAGCTATGGTATTGAAGTACCTAAAGGCACTTTAATGGTAACTGCTCAGGTAACTGATAAAGATTACTATAATGAGCTAGTAAAGAATGAGCAGATAGGATTCTCTATTGAGGGATTCTTAGGCTTAAAACTAAGTAATCAAATAAATAAATATAATATGAAGTTACCTGATGGAGAACATCTAATCGAGGGTAAGATCTACATCGTAGTTGATGGAGAAGTTACTGAGATAAAAGATGCACCTGTTGTTGAAGAAGAAGCAATGACAGAAGAGATTGCACTAGAGACAGTAGTAGAAGAGGAAGTAATAGAGGAGACACCTGCCACAGAAGAGATGGCTATTGATCCTGCTGCTGATGCTGAAGCTATCCTGGCTATAGTACAACCTGTAATTGATGAGCAAATCAATGCTATTATAGCAATGATAGCTGATTTAAGAAATCACATGGAGGAAGTAATGTCTGAAGGTGAGGAAGTAGTAGAAGTAGAAGCTACTAAATTATCACAGCATGATAAGTTCAGCATGGTAAGTAAATTTTTAAACAATAATAACTAATAAAAAAAAAACAAAATGAGTAGAAAATTAAAATTTGACTTGGACATTGATGCTAGTGCATTATTACAAGCTAACAGTGAGGCATTTTATAGCCGAGCTTATTTGAATGAGGAAGTAGTAGACAACTATCGTACACTACCTGGAGTAAAGTATAAGACTAAAATCTCAAATGTAGTATTTGGTCAAGTTTTACAAGCTGAGAACTGTGGATTTAATGCTAGTACTGATGATCTTGCATCTGTAGAGATTGATGTATGTTCTCTATCTGCAATGGCACAAATTTGTCAATTTGACTTAGAGCAGTCTTTCGTATCATTACAAATGACTAAAGGATCTAATGGTGATTTTACTGTTGCATCTTTCATGGATTACTATTGGAATGAGATGGCAAAAACTATCGCTGAAAATGTAGAGAAGTTACGATGGTCAGGTGATGACACATCAGGTACTCCTGCTTTAGCTTTATGTGATGGATATAAGAAGTCTTTAGTAGCTGATTCAGCTAATGTAATTGAAGTAGGTGGAGCTACACCTCCAGCTATTGATGCAACTAATGTACTTGCTAAATTAGCTTTAGTATATGCTGCAATTCCTGCTGCTGTAATTGCTAATCAAGAGGAGTTAAGATTGTATGTATCTGCACCTGTAGCTACTGCTTATCGTGCTGCTGTTGCTGCATCTAACACTCAAGCTAACTTAACACAAGCTCTAGACTTTACTTATCTTGGAATAAAAATGGTATTGTGTCCTGGAATGTTAGGTTTATCTACAATCGTAGCTTCACCTCGTTCTAATTTAATCTATGCTTTTGATGCAGAGGGAGATGGTAAAGCATTAAGAGCTGTAAATTTAGCTGATACTATTGCTGAGCCTGTAATCAGAACTCGTGCTAATATGAAAGTAGGATTTACTC